TCCTGCGCGGTATAAATTCCATCCGAAGGGGCCGGCGTTGGAGACGATGGCGAAGCATTTGGGGTTGTTCGAGAAGGACAACGCGCAAACTAGGCCGAATATCTTGGTGAAGATCGAGTTGGTGGGATGACGGCCAGGCGGGTGCGCGACCCCCGCTGGTTCACTAAAGCTTCCTGAGAGGACGGATCGGATCATGTGGCTGCGCGCGGCGGTAGCGGCGGTGGTGGCGCTGTGCTGCGTTGTTGCGTGGGGTGTGCGTGCGGATCGTCTGACGGTATCTGGGTGTTCGCAGGCGTGGACGCTGGTTTACTCGCCGTGTGCGGGCGGGAGCGGGCCTCCTGGTGGCGAGCATATATCTGCGACCAATCCGGGGACGCTGTTGGCGAGCGCGAGTTACACGCAGACGGGGACGTATACGAACGGTCCTCCTGCGGCGATCGACTACAGTTTCGATGGGACGGGCTGTGCGAATGCTGCTGGCAGCCCGACGATCAGCGGCAACAACATCAGCTTTACCAACACCGCGCCATCGGGTTCCGGATCGCACACGATCACGCTGTGCGACCATGCTGATCATTCGATTTTTGGGACGAGCACTGCGTTCACGGTGAATGGCGGTGCGTCATGTTCCAATTCGCTGGACTTTAGTGATGGTTGCAATAGTTCATATCTTGCGGTGGTGCTCTGACATGAAGAAGTTTGCGGCGTATTTGTTCGTGGCATCTTTGGTTCCGTTTGGGGCGCGGGCTGCGGATGGGACGCTGGCGGTGACGCCTGGGACTGGTGCGACGATTGTTGTATCGCCGAGCGGCAGTGACATTGTGCCGCACAGCATCCCGTGTGACCGGACGACGGTGACGCAGTGCATCGCGATTGACAGCACGGGGCACATAGCGACGCAGGCGCCAGTAAACGCCACGGGGATTGCGGGGAGCAATGCGAGCGCACCGTTGGCGGCGCAGATAATGGTAAGTGATGGGACTAATTTGCAGCGGGTATTGGCGCCGTTGATCCTTGGGGACGGGGTCAATGGGAACAATATGCTGGCTGACGGGCTATGGGGTTTTAACGGGACGACGTGGGACAGGCTGCAGGTTGACGGTAGCAAGCAGCTGAAGGTCGTGCTGCCGACTGGTGCCTCCACTTCGGCGCTTCAAACGACGGCAAATGGCTACCTTGCCACGATCGCGGCGGGCCAAACGCCAGGTCAGCAGCTCGCGTCCGCTTCCTCTTCCGTCGTGCCGTGCAGCGACTGTGGGTGGACGCCGATCGTTTATGCCTCGCTGACTGGGCTATCGACGACTGATGTGAAAGCAACGGCGGGGAGCCTGGGGGTAGCTCATTGCAGCAATCCGAATGCGAGCACCACCTTCGTTCAGGTGTTCAACGTCGTTCATGGGAGCGTCACGCTAGGCTCGACCGCCCCGTCGTGGGTAGTGATGCTCGCACCCTCAACGACGGACGGTATGGCGCTGGCTTATGGGTCGGGCATCGTGCTGGGTGGATCGGGCATCTCGGTTGCTGCGACCACGACGGCGACGGGTGCGTCGGCGCCCGGGTCTGCGGTGATTTGCAGCTTCGGGTATCACTGATGCGGACGCTTCTCGCGCTCCTTGGCTGGCTGGCCACTGCCTCGGCGGCTCTGGCGTCTGGGTTAGGCGTGGGTGGCCCGGGTGGCGGCGGGTCGAGCGACACCATCACGGTCAATACGGTGTCCACTAAGACGCAAAGCGTCGGATTCGACATCAGCGGAACTTTGAGCGGCCTGGCTGTCGCAACCGGGATTGACTGGCAGCAGAACTGCACAGGGGCATGGACGGCAATTGGCAGTCCAACGATCACGACCACGACGTGGACATCGACGGCGGCTGATATTGTGTTTTCGGGGACGGGAAGCAGCACTGTTTGCGTGCGCGAGCAGCCAAGCACGTCGATCACTGGCATATCGAACACCTTCACGGTGAGCGCCGGAGCGGAAACTATCGCCGCGACGAACCCCGGTACGCTGACGGCGGGGAACAGCTACACGCAGGCTGGCACCTATACTAATGGCCCTCCTGCGGCTATCGACTATAGCTACGACAGCACGAGTTGCGGGACGGCGGCGAGCAGCCCGACGATCAGCGGCGGGAACATCAGCTTCACTGCGACAGCCCCCGCTGCCGGTTCGCATACCGTCTCGCTTTGCGATCACGCGAACCACAGCATCTTCGGAACCAGCACCAGCTTCACCGTGAATAGTGGTGGTTTTACCGGCCTCGGCGACGTGCTGGCGATGACCACGTATCATTCCTGCGCACGCGCGTACACGGCCGCCTATGCCACCGGCACCGGCAAGCTGTGCAGCCTAAAGGACACAATCACTAACGAAACCTGCGATGTGATAGCGGCTTCGACGGGGCTGCCTGGGACTATGGCGAGCTGCACTGGGGCAAGCAACGGACAGACCATTGCGACGTGGACCACAGCAAACCCGACGCACATAGCGGTTTTGAAGAAATACAATCAGGTGGCAAATGGAACCTTTGATCTTCCATTTGTTTCGGTGTCGCCGGGATTCGTTCCAAGCACGGGATGCACGGACTACGCTGGCACAACCCAGCAGTTGCTTACTGCCTCGAACAGCGCCGCCACACAGCCGTATAGCGAGATTTTTGTAGCCCTGACCCGTTCAGTGTCAACCCAGGCCGTGGCTTTTGGCTATCTCAGCACGGGGCCTGAGATCGGCTTCGACGCATCGGGAGCGACGGCAGCTCCTTATGCTTACGGTGGGGCTTTGCTGAGCGATACGGGTGCGGAAAACGCCATGCATCTTCTCCAGGCGGTCTTCACGACCAGCCCCAATGCGGTGTTCAAGATCGACGGCAGAACGAACGTCACAGGCGGCTTGGGCACAGGGTCTCCGAGCGGTTTCCAATTGTTTGAAGGATATAACGGAGCATCGCTGCCTCTCAATGGGGTAGTCTGTGAGGCGGCTACTAAGGCTGGTGATATCACGTCCAGCCTTGCGGCTATTCACACGAACGTCGCCGCTTTCTATGGGACTCCGTGACATGCGCAAGTTAATCCTCGGGCTAGTCCTTGCGCTGCTCGCTTCGCCCGCGTGGGCGATCGACGCTCCTACACTGACGCTCGCGTCTCCGGCGGCTCTTGCGACGGCTCGGGGGCAGCTTATCACGAACGCCTACGGCAGCGGTACGACCCTGCCGACGACGCAGCCGGCGGTGGCGACAACCACTGATCCCTATGGCGGGTCGCTCGGCGTTTCGCTTGCCCGCGTGGACCAATACACGGCCACGCTGGGTCATAGCCAGACGAATGCCTCGCTGCTCTATGTCCCAACGGTGTGGAACGGTGATTATGTCATCCTCGATCCCGGTCATGTTGGCACGTGCAGTTGGCCAAGTATCTCGGCGGGATACCTAATTCCGGCGACAATGACGGGCCTGCTGAATGCCCATTACGCCGTGTTCGCAATGAACATGCCCAACAGCGCGCCAGGGGCGAACAACTGCGGCGATACCAGCATCCACGTGACGCTGTTCTCAACGTACGGCGACTCGGCGATGCAGTTGTTCGTCGACCCGGCCGTGCAGGCAATGAACTACTGGGACGCGCACGGCGGCCATGGCTACTATGGGATGATGGGTCTGAGCGGCGGCGGTTGGACCACAAATGCAGTCGCCGCTGTCGATACTCGCGTTCTCGTTGCCGTATCAGTGGCGGGTTGGCTGCCTGGGATCGTGTTCAACGGCACATCGCCAACGGGCTGCGGCGTGGGGGCGCCTGATACCGAGCAGCAGGCTGTCGATTACTTCACTATTGCTGGTTATCTCGATCAGGCGCTCATGGGGGCGTCCGGAGTGGGTAGGGCTTACCTCCAAATCCTGAACGTCAACGACAATTGCTGCTTCGGGCCTACTCAATTCTCGACTTGCGCCACCCAGTACGGCGAGAGTTGGTACGCCTATACGGCATCCTACTTCCGACAGGTGCAGAGCTATTCACTCGTCCCGGCGAGCTTCAACTTCGTCGCCGACTATTGCGCGAACCAGCACCAGATTTCCTCCTGCGCTCTGGCGCAGGCTATCGCCGAGTTCAACGCCTATTTAGTGAAACCGCCGGTTAGCGTTAGGCTGCGAAGGTAACAGGAGGAATGGGAATGGACGTAGTTCTGGCGGTTCTTGCGGCAGGCGGTGCGGTTGCGATAATCGTGGCCTGCGCGTTCCTCTGGTTCGTCCGTATTTAAGCGCGACGCTCTATGCTAGACGCGTCCGTTCCTCAAGATGACGTCGAGATCAAGCAGTTTCAGCTGCCACGGAAGCTGGCGTTCCTGACGGAGCCGCACAGCTACAAGGTAGCGTATGGGGGGCGTGGGTCGCTCAAGAGCTGGAATTTTGCGCGGGCGCTGTTGGCTCTCGGCATTCAGCGTGATCTGCGGATACTGTGTCTGCGCGAGGTGCAGAAGTCTCTGGCGGATAGCGTCCATTTGCTGCTGACCGATCAGATCAAGCAGCTCGGGTATGAGGCGCTGTACGAGGTGACGGAGAACGCAATTCGATGCACCTGTCGCAATACACTGTTTCGGTTTAGCGGTTTGAGTGAAGTAACGGCGGCGTCGATCAAGTCGTATGAGGGGTTCGACATATTTTGGTTCGAGGAGGCACAGAGCATAACGAAGCGCTCGTTTCAGGTAGCGTTGCCGACTCTGTTCCGCACGAAGGGCGCCGAGGCGTGGGTGTCGTTCAACCCGGAACTGGACACCGACGAGGCATGGGAGCGATTTGTCGTCCATCCGCCTGAGGGCGCCAAGATTGCGGAGATGAACTGGCGGGACGCCGCAGCCTGCGGGTGGATGACGGACGAGAACGAGAAGCTTCGTCAGCGCGATCTGAAGTACGCGCCGAACGATTACGAGAACATCTGGGAAGGCCGACCAAGGACGTTCGTTGTTGGCGCGATTTACGGTCGCGAGATCGCGGATATGGTGAAAGATGGTCGGTTCCGCCCGATGCCGTATGACCCTCGGTTGCCGGTGCATAGGGTGTGGGATCTGGGGTGGAATGATCTGATGGCGGTGGTGATGGTGCAGAAGACTGCGCCGAGCGTGCTGACCATCATCAACTACATCGAGGATGCGCAGATCACCTACGCTGAGATGCTGGCGACGATGTCCGGGCTGCGTTACCGGGTAGGGACCGACTGGCTGCCGCACGATGCGGTGCAGCACCATCCGACGAGCGGGACGAACGCGGTAAAGCAGCTTCGCGATCTCGGGTGCAAGGTGAAGGTAATCAACCGGTCAGACCCGGAGGCGCGAATCCGGGCGGCGCGGATGATGTTCCCGCGGATTTATATGGATGTGGCGAAGCGCGAGACGCCTACCGACCGGCCCGATCAGCTGCTGGGGGCGGGGAACTTGATGGACCGACTAAAGCGGTATCGGAGGAATGTGCCGAAGGCAACGAACGAACCGACGGGTCCGATGCACGATGTGGCGAGCCACGCTGCGGACGCGTTCGGGGCACTCGCCGAGATCGTTGATCAGATCCGGAACGAGGGCGATATGCCGGTGGAGACGCTCCCTGCGTTCCGCGGTTACAATCAGACCGCGGGGATGCTCGGGTAGAGATGACCAAACGCGGGTGGGCGCCGCGGATTGCAGCGTCGTGAGACGCCGCGTCCCGATTGATGGAAGCCCCTTGATGGAGCCCAAAACATGCGACTGAACCGACTGGCTCTGGCCGCGCTGCTGGTATGGCCAGCACTCGCGCGCGCCGATACCACGGTGGCACCGAGCGTTGTCACGCCGCAGGCATCGACCGCGTATGAGGGCGTGCATATCGTATCGGCCGTGCCGGCGGCGATCCATGGCGCGATGGTCACGACGGGCGCGGCTGCTGGCTACTTCCTGATGATCAATTCGGCGACCGATCCAGGCAATGGTGCGGTGAAGCCGCTGAAGTGCGTGGCGGTTGCGGCGAATTCGACCGTGGCGCTCAGCGCCGACACCGACACCCAGTGGCGGTTCAGCAAGGGGATAGTGTTGGTGTTCTCGACCGGCGACTGCGTGACCGAGACGAAGAGCGCCACCGTTTTCTTCTCCTGGCAGTGAGGCCTTGATCCGGCTGCGGAGGCGCGTCGCCCGGTGGCTTCCGACAAGAAGGACAGTACTCATGAACAATCGTGAATGTGCCCTCGCCGTGCTGACGAAGCACCGCGAGGCGCGAACGTGGACGGACGAGGCAGTAGCGGATGAATTGCTGGCGCAGCTTGACCTCGATCCGGCGGCGGTGGCCGAGAAGGCTTCGCTGGTGACCGAGGAGCAGGCGGCGGCAGCCGAGGCCGCAGCGAAGGCGGCGGCGGACAAGGCAACGAGCCTACGCCAGGCGGTCAAGAAGCCCGATGCGCCTCTCAGTAGCGGCCAGACCGAGGGGGCCGGCGCGCCTATCGGCATTCCGACCCGCGGCAGGGATCAGCGCGCTGCCGATCTGCGGGCAGCCTCAGAGGCATTGCGCGTGAAAGAATAGGCCTCACCGATGTCTCTGCCGCCGTTCAAGACGTTCCGCTCGACGGTCAATCCATTCACGCCGGCTGACGCGTTCGTCTCGCGCATCCGGCTTCTGGTGGATCCGATCAGCGGTGCCCCGTCCGGGGTGCTCAATCTGAATTCGACCGGACCAGATGGGCAATGGACGCCTGTTGATCTGACTGCGGCTCAAATTGCTGCGCCGACGGCGGAGATGCTTGAGGATCTCAATTCGACGTTCAGACTGAACGAAGCACCATACACCAGATATATCAGCACAGGCACGGCTTTGGTGGCTGGCGGCGGTGGAGGTGGCGGTCAACCGCCATTCTCTAGCTTTACCGTAAACACAGTTGTGGCCAATGCGATCGACGCTCCTGCGGGAACAACGTGGATCGTTTGCAACGATGCCGTCAACGAAGTGCAGGATATCACGATCGATGGCACGGTGCCGGCTGATGGCTACGATCTGGTGATAGCGTTCCCGAACGGTACGGCGGCATTCGCTGGCCAGCCAGTGTCAGCAGGCGGCAACGCCACACTGACGACGGTTGGTGGCGCATGGACGGTCGTTGTGAGGGCTGGGTAGCATGGCCATCGTTACGCCCAGCCCGCTCATCACTCACGTTCAAGGCCTGGCCGGCACCGGCCCAGTGACGCTGATTACCGCCGGTCCTGATACGCAGCAGAATGACCTGGTGCCTTCATTGCATCTATCGCGATGGGCACTCCCTGGTCTGAAGACGGTATCGATCATCGGCGACAGCACCGGAACCGATGTTCCCAGCCCAAACTACGCCTATGATCCCACGCAAACGATCTGGGGCGCGCTCAAAGCCGAAATTGTGCGGCGCAACCCGCAACTGAAATTCAACTTCGTCAATCGCGCCATCAGCAGCACAAACTGGGCGAATCCCATTGAAACGGCTAATGATCGCGGCCCGACGGTCGTGGTTCCGGCTTGGTATACTAATCGCGATAAAGTGTGGCTCGACTATGTGCGCGACGATTTGCCTGATACTCTCTTCTGGATACTGGGCATCAATGCTCCGCAATCTGGGCAAACCGCAGGGAGCAGCGTAGCCAGCTTTATCAACAACGCTTTCACGTATATCAACACCAATTTCATCAAGGTTCCGGACATCGTCCTGTTGACGACAAAGATTGGCAATCCAACCCAGGCGCCATACAACTCGTTTGCAAATCAGGAAGCCTGCAAGGCGATGATGTCGTTCCTGCGCACCTTCGCGCGCAGCAACCGCAATGGGTATGGTGCCTTTCCGCGCATGAAGTACATCGGCCTGATCGACCTCGGGCGGCAATACGCAGCCCGCGCTCTGGGGAAGGATATCGCGCACCAATATATGTCGCGCGTTTCAAGCGCGATCCATAGCGGCTACACAATGCCTGGCCCTCTGGCCAATGCCATCCCGCTTGGTACGACTACCGATGGCGACCTGAGCCTGACGCTCGTGTTCCGGAACGCTGGCGCTGCGAATATGTATAATGCCATAGGCGCAGGGTTCTTCGTCAACATTTCAGGCTTTTTTTCCAACCGCATCCACGTCACGCTTCAGAATACCGGCTTCTGGGTCACGCGCTATCAGTTCATGGGCATAGACACCGATCCGGTCATTACCGGGCTGAGCTACAATCCGCCCGCAGGCGATGTGACGATGAATATCTCGTTGAAGGACGATACGGTGCGTATCGCCATCAACGGAGTTTACGTTATAGACACAACGGCTGCCAGACTGATTCAGAATTGCGTGGTGACGATTGCATCCGCGCTCGCGCCGACCGGAACTATCACCTTTGACGTTACAGAGTTTCTGGAGGGCATCGGCGCTCCGGTCATTCAGACGCTCGATCCGACGACGGCATTCGGCGGCGGCGGTGGAGCGATAGCCGGAAACGACATCAACCACCCTTCAGCCACTACGGTTGCGCTGATCGATTGCCAGACGATCTCCAGATCCAATCTGGCGGCCCCGCTGCCAACCGCGGCGCAACTTAAACAGGACGATAAGATGCAAATCTACTCCGATCTGACATCCACCAGTAACACGTCGACTGGATCAGAGGAAATCCTGAAGACTGCGACGATCAATGCAAACCAGTTGCAGAATGTTGGGGATGTGCTGGAAATTGAAGCGTGGGGCACAATGGCCGCATCGACGGATAGCAAGACGGTGCGTGTGAGGTGGAACGGGATCACTGGTGGGATGCTGTCTGGTGGTCCGGTCAGCACGTCGGTGAACGGGGTTCGTTGGCGTATCTTCGGAACTATAGCAAAGAGTGCGCTGAACGTTCAGCTTCTAGAAGGTTCGGGATCAATATCCTCGATCAACTACGTTACGGGCAGTGCGACGGCGGGGGTTGCAGATGCCAGTGCAACACCGCTGGTCGTCACATCAACGGCGGCTGGCTCATCGGCGGGTTCTGTTACCTGCGACGGCTTCCGTGTCTCCTATATTCGCTCGCCGGGAACCTAAAGACAAATCTGGAGATACCTGATGGCGATTCCCTTCTTCAAGTCATTCTACTCGACGGTGACTCCGTTCTTGACGGGCGGTCAGATCATCCCGCGGCTTCGGCTGCTGGTAGATCCCAGAACCGGGTCGCCTGTCGGACTGAGAAATCCAAGTGACGGGCCGGACGGTATCTGGACGCCGATCGATTTGACGGCGGCGCAGATTGCGGCCCCGACCGCGGCGATGCTGGCTGACCTGAACGCTACCTTTCGGCTGAATGTCGCACCCTATACGCGGTATCAGTCGACCGGCACAGCGCTCGTCTCACTCGATGGCGGCAGCAACATCAACACGAACGGCATCATCTATTCACCCTGGACGATCACGGATCCCGTCGGGGTGAATGTGGCTGCAGAGGTCCGCGTCATCGCCTTCCCGGCGTAGCCGGCGTAGCCGGCCCCCCAACCCAGCAGCGTCGAGAGACGCCGCGTCCCACCGAAGGATAATCAGCCATGGCTTCCACCGCGGCGACCGTCATCACGCCCAATGCAGTCAAAGGACAGGCCGGCAGCGGCGACGCTGGTGGTGCCCTCGCGCTCGTAGGGGGTGCCGGCGACACCAATCAGGCCGGCGGCGCTATCAGCGTCACGGGTGGAGCTGGGAATGGCTCCGGTGCGGCGGGAACTGCGGCGGTCGTCGGCGGCGCTGGCGGCGCCACGAACGTCGCTGGCGGGGCTGTAGCGATCACGGGCGGCCTGGGCACCGGCTCGGCCGCGGGTGGTGCAATCACCATCACCTCAGGCGCGGCGGGCGCTACGGGCGTCGCCGGGGCGGTCAACATTGCGGTTGGCGGCACCACCGCAGGCAACGGCTCGAGCGTCACGATCACCGCCGCAGCGGGCGCTGGTGGAACGGCGTCAGGCGGCAACGTCAACGTCGTCCCCGGAGCCGCAGTCTCGACCGGTGTTCCGGGCGAGTTCGAGGTCAACAGCGTCAAAGGAATTTTCGAGGCCTGCTGGACTTCGGGGCTTGCCGATGTGGCTATTCCAGCGACCGGCAAGGTGGTGACGTTCTTCCAGGCCAATCGCGCATATCGCGTGCATGGGGTCAGCGTGAACGAGGCCACATTCGGGACGTCCGAAACCTTCACCTTCACCAAGGAGCACACCACGGATGCGCCCGGCGGTGGCACGGCGGTATGCACGGGCGCGGTCGCCATGGCGGTTAGCAATACCCGCGTGGCGGGAGTGATGTCCTCAACCGTCGCCGATATCACGCTCGCGACTGGTGACCGGCTTTCCTTCACCGTCGGCGGCACGGTCGGCTCGGCCAAAGGGCTGATTGTGTCGGCGCTGCTGGTCCCGGTCTAGCCGCGCGGAATCGCGCGGAACATGAATTTTCCTATTACGCGCGGCAAAATACGGCGGACATAGGAATGTGCTCATAGATGGCCGATCAGGGATCGATCCTCGCCGACCTACCAGACGACGTGCGGGAGATGATTGCTCCCCACATCGCCGAGGACGCGACGACGCTCGACCAGATTGGGCTGGCAATCGCGGAGAAACGGGACGAGGCGAAAGCCGCCCGTAAGAACTCCGGCATCGAAACCACATGGCAGGAGGCAGAAGAGGCTTACATCGGCATCGACGACGCCAACAGGCATGAATTTCAGCACGCCAGATGGGCTAAGCCGATGTCGAGCGACGGCCCGGTGACCACCGGACGCGGCCCGGCCAAGGCCGATCACCGCTCGACGGCATTCGTCAGACTAACCGCCCGCTACGTCGATGCAGGGGCGGCGAAGCTGTCCGAGATCCTCCTACCTCCGGACGACAAGGCGTTCTCGTTCAGCGAAATGCCGGTGCCTGAACTGATCCGCGCCAAGGAGGACAACAGCCAGGTGTTCCACGAGGGGCTGGGCGTGCCCTTGACGCGGCCCCTACAGCCTGGTGAAATGCCACCCGCAGCACCATCCGGGATGCCAGCTGCCGCTCCGGTGCCGGCTCCTCCAACGGGCGCACCAGCACCCCAGGCCCTAGGCGCAGGAATGACCGGCGCAGTAGGGCCTGGGGCAGCTCCTGCTCCAGGCCAGCCCGCACCACCACCACAGGTTCCGCTAACCGTTGCCGACTTTGCCCTCGAGAAGATCGAAATAGCGCGCACGAAAGCGAAGGCCGCTGAAGAACGCATCTACGGATGGATGGTCGCCTGCCAGTGGCCGGCGCAAATGCGCAAGGTCATTCATGATGCGGCACGCATCGGCGTTGGCGTCATCAAGGCGCCCTATGCGAAACCCCACCGGGAGATTGCCGCAGTTGAGGACGGCGGCGGCCTGACGATTGAAATCCGCGAGGGCGTCAAGCCAGCAGCAATCTGGGTGGATCCGGAGAACATCTTCCCCGATCCATCGTGCGGAGAGAACATCCACAACGGCGACTATATTTTCGAGCGCGACTACTTGTCCGCGCGCCAGGTGCGTGATCTCAAGAAGATCCCGGGCTTCATCACCGACCAGATCGACATGGTGCTCGAGGAGGGGCCGCAAAAAAGGAACACCACGGGTGGCGACGGCGGCCCCGACATCGAGAAGGAGATGCGGCGAGCGAAAGGGCGCTATGAGGTCTGGTATTTTTATGGGGCACTGAAGCGCGAGGAAATCGCCGTACTTGAGGAGGCGGCCGGGCAGCGGTCGGAACCTGGAGAAGATGAGGACCAGGTCTATGCGATCGTCACGCTGATCAATGACCGCGCAGTGCGGGCGACGATCAATCCACTCGATAGCGGAAGTTTCCCCTACCACAGCGTCCCGTGGCAGCGTCGCAGCGGGCAGTGGGCCGGCATGGGTGTCTCTGAGCAGTTGCGGACGGTACAGCGCATCGTCAATGCCGCTACGCGTGCGTTACTGAATAACGCGGGCAAGTCGGCTGGCAGCCAGATTGTGGTTGATCGCAGCAGCATTATACCGGCCGATGGCCAGTGGATGCTGACACCAGACAAAATCTGGTGGACGACCGGCGATGGTGCTGGGCGAGACATCCGCACGATGTTCTCTGCGTTCGAGGTGCCGAACGTCACCGAGCAGATGATGAAAATCATCCAATATGGGATGCAACTGGCTGAGGAAGCGACCTCGATCCCGCTGGTGACGCAGGGGCAGAGCGGCGAGACCACGCCGGATACGTTTGGTGCTACCCAGCTACAGAACACCAATGCCAACCAACTATTGCGCGCAATCGCCTATGCGTTCGATGACTTTGTTACCGAACCTGTTGTGCGGCAATTTTATGAATGGTTACTCCTCGATCCGGATGTTCCCTCTGAAGAAAAGGGAGATTTTGATATTGATGCGCACGGCTCGATTGCGTTGGTAGAGCGAGCCATTCAGGACCAAACCATCGGACAGCTCGGGCAGGCCGTAGCCAATCCTGCCTATGGCGGCGACCCAAAGAAGTGGTTCAAGCAAATGCTGCGGTCAAAACGTCTCGACCCTGATGATTTCACCTATACCGAGGAAGAGCAGGCGAAGATCGATGCGCAGCCTCCTCCGGGAGCCCCACAGGTTGAGGCCGCAAAGATCAATGCCGATACGCAACTCAAACTCGGCGTGATGAAGCAGACCGCCGACCAACAGACGGTGCAGAGCGAAGAGCGGATTGCCCAGGCGGCGCAGGCGCTCGAGGGTGGCCATGTGCAGAACGAGCAGCAGCGCATTCAGGCTGAGCAGCACCGCACGCTGACAGAA